AGTCGGCTTAGACCCTGATGGCGGAGAATACTACGCTTTCGAGGGTGGCAAACGTGCGGTCACAACAGAGCACTCTGTCAATATGCGTGACAAAGCGGCCAACGACAACGCGCCGTCAACTGTTGGCTGGCAAGGCGACCGCATAGAGATCAAGGACTTGAACGCATGAGCTGGAATAAAGAACGTGTCGAACAGCTCACACAGCTTTGGATCGAGGGTTTAAGCGGGTCTGAAATTGGCAGGCGTTTAGATATTTCTAAAAGCGCCGTCATTGCCAAAGCTCGCCGCTTAGGTCTCCCCTCACGCGAAAGGTGCATTACTAACCCTGTACCTTACACCGACAAACAGAAAGCGGACATCACTGAAATGGCGCACGCAGGTCTTAATTACAGAGTGATAGCACGATCGTTGAATCGAACCCCGGCATCGGTCAATTCGAAAATGTCCTCTATGGGGCTGAAGACAACAGGAGCGCTATCATGGAACTAACGAAAGCCGACCTCAAAGAGCAACTGAAGGCCACGAAGCTAGAGGAGAAGGAAGAGTGATTAATGCAATCTTTCTTTCAGCGCTTTTCTTTGTCACTACGATACTGATAGCCATATCTGGCATGATATTCAACACCCACTACAAGCACAATAATTAACCCATGACCACACGCCCAGCCATCCAGCCACGAGGAATGAGAGTCGAGCAAGCCGCGTTTTACGTTGGCATGGGTCGGACAAAGTTTCTAGAACTGGTAGAAAACAAGACTTTTCCACAGCCTTTACACATTGACGGGCTTAGGATCTGGGATGTACGCTTGCTCGATGCCACGCTTGACGACCTCTCACAACCCAGCCCGACCCCGAAAAAGACGGTCTCTTACGGAGGCCTCAAGAGTGTTTAAGGGTCAATACCCGTTCCTACAGTCCGAAGAGTCGCGTCATGACGCCGTGTGCTATTACGTCAAGCACCCTGATTGGAGACGAGACAGCGGGCGAATGATACAGATGCGCATTAAGGCCATGCTCGGCACCCCTGAATTCAAAGAACAGTACGACAGTTTGATTCTTTACGGCCCGACAGGAAAGCCTGAACGAAGGACAGACTTCAAAGACAGTTTCAAGTGGCTGTGCGGCGAATATCTCTCTTCTCTTGCCCGACTGAAGAAAACCACAAGAGCCGTTAGGACACGAGAGCTAGACCGATTGTGCCGGACTGAGATCTATCTAGAGAACGGTGATGCCACTAAGGTTGGTGACTTCCCTTACTCTGCCATCAACAGGACTATGGTTGTCGACCTTAGGGATGACGCGGCGCATAAAGTGGACAAAGACGGTGAAGACATATTCACGCCCTCAGCAGCACAGACGCGGCTCAAATTCATCAAGTACGTTCTCAATTTTGCTGTAGAGAAGGGCTACTTGAAACATTCATCGGCACAATCGGTCAAAAAGATCTCGTTCAAGTCTACTGGCTACCACACTTGGACCCTTGAGGAGATCGAACAGTTCGAGGAGTGCCACCGGGTTGGCACGAAGGCACGGCTCGCAATGGCGCTGTTGCGTTACACCCTTCAGCGCAGATCTGACATTGTGCGGCTTGGACTGCAAACCAAGAAATCAAATAGTCTAGTTTTCAAGCAGGAGAAGACCGGCCAGCAGATGAGCTTTCCTATTCTTCCTGAGTTGACACGGATCATAGAAGCATCGCCAGTAGGAGCCATGGTGTGGCTTGAGGCTGAAAACCCAAGGAAACCCTACACCCCTGAGAACTTCGGACGACAGTTTCGAATCTGGTGTGATGAAGCGGGCCTGCCTCATTGTTCGGCTCATGGCGTGAGAAAGGGCGGCTGTGTAATTCTCGCTGAGCAAGGAATGAGTGCTCACGAAATCATGTCGATCACTGGCCACAAAACATTGCAGGAAGTGCAGCGTTACACCGAGGACGCAAGACGCGAAGTGCTGGCGGCATCCGCGATTAGAGGGCTCGCAGTATGACTGAATGTCCGTACCTTCTGTCCTTACCTAGAAAAGGTACGGACATTGAAGGTTATTTACTTAATGATATCAAACACTTAGCGGATGATATGGCGACCCCTACGGGCCTACAGATATCCAAACAAATCAACCAACTAGCATTCAAGGTACGGACATTAACACCCGCTATGTTCCGTATTTGTGCGCGGCTATGTCCGTACCTTTTTACCAACCAAGGAGAATAGAAGATGGGCCGAAGTAAAATTAATCGAGATGTCATGGGGTACTGCCGGAAATCCGACCCTTTGTTTAAAGACACTGGCAAGTCAAAAGGCGGAAAGACCCGACACAAGAAGAGAAAGGCCTTTAGACCATGAGTGAGTTACTAGTTTACAGACCCAGAGTCTCAGACGTTATCGCGATTGAATACACTTATCCCGCGTCAGAAACGATTAAAAAGCTACTCGGCCCTGACTACATAGGGGAACAGAAAGCCCGCTGCATGACTTCCAAGGGGGTGCTCACTGCGAGGAATAAAAAAGGCCGCTTGACTCTACTTGAGGGGAATATGCTTATACAGGACGGTAACGGAGAATTCTCGTCGTCGCCAAAACTGCGATTTACCCAAATGTACGAGGCAACGGGTTTAGCCTCCACTGAATTTAATGATGACCTGTCCAATGACTAGCCACACTTTCGAGCTTGGGCAATGGTGGGTAAGAGCATGGAGGCTAAAGAGACCCCTTGAGCTTAAGGGGCTTGCTCTCTGTGGCCGAAGTACACAATGGGTTACGCGAGGAAAGATAACAGTTTGCAAAATTTGCAAATTGATGGGTCGAAGAAGCTTGTATCGTTCTATAGCTTGGACGCTGCTCTTTCTGTGTCCGAAGTGCAGGCCCGCACCTGTTTACGCAAAACCATATGGTCCTTAGCGAATTCAGCCGGCGGCGAACCCTCGGGCTGAACCTCTAGCCAGTCAGCAAGCTCCATGACAAACGTCTCTGAATACTCCCTAAGAGGCGGGCAACCGTCCACATAGACAAGCCGGTTATAGTCCTTTCCGCAACTCGTCAGCAGCATCAAGGTTAGAGGTAGGGCGCTTATTTGCAGCGTCCATTTGTTTCTGGCGAATGTCATCTTCTTTGCCTCTTACGTGTTGGTTCTCTTCTAGGATCTGGGCTTTGTTGTTGGCGTTGGCTTCTGCTTCGCCTTCCTTCCGCTTCACGTGGCCATAGCCCCACAGAGCCAAAAACCCACCAAGGACCGCTAAGCACGTCTGAAACAGTGAGTTGTTTAGGATCAAGTCTATAGCGATAGCTATCATGGGTTTCGCCCCGTCGCCTTGTCGTTCCTTCGTGCGTACATAGCAACCAGGCCAACAACCACAACACCAACACAGACGCCAAGAATCACCCAACGCCACGGGCTTTGAGAATTCGTCACAGCGTCTTCTATGGCTCCGTCAGGAACCCTGGCTTTAACTTCCTCAAAAACCTTGATGCCATTGTCTATGGTCAAGATTGCTCCGCCAGCCGTAGCGCCGCCGCCAGCCCACATTGTCTTGGATTTAAGCAACGGTTTAGCTTTCGGCTTAACAAATGCGTCCTCCTCCTTAAGAACACGCGCCGCCGCTTCTCTGACTTGATGAGCCGTTAGATGTGCGCCTGTCCCGCTTTCATGGGCAAACATTGCGCTAGCAAGCATAACCAAGTCATCAACGCTGTTTTTTTGGATCGGGTCATCGAAGCCAAGACCAGAATTGGCCGTCCAAGCTTTCTTGTAGGAATTAATGAGCGATTGGCTGCCGCCAGAGTATCGCTTAGCGACGTCCCTGAGCGTGAATTGATCACTGAGGCTGTAGACGTTAATCAGGAGGTTAAAGAACGCCACAACGCCGTCTTCTGCTGTTCTGTAAACGGATGTGACGTTGCCTTTACCGTCATCTAGCGTCTTGCCTAGAAAGCCTTCCATTCCTCTCTGCCACTTAGCAAAGTTCAGCGCTCCAGGATTGTTTGCAGCGACCGATCGAGGCGCGGACAAGGCCCTTTGACTCTTTGGCTTTCGTGCGTTTTCTAGGATTTGGTCATCTGCCCAGCCTCTAGTATAGTTTTTGTATTTAGACATAAAAAAACCCGCTCTTGTCGGGCCTCCTGTTATGGGTAAATTTGGGTGATTGTCGTCCATATCGGGTGGCAACGATGGAGAACCCGTGCTTTCGTGCCCTTCATGGTCGTTAGAGGAGCAAACCCACTTGGGGCTGAAAGTTGCCACGGTCCTGTGAACTGAGGCCCGACGATCCTAGTTGCTGGTGAAAGACTGCTGCTTGCCTCAAACTTAAGGACAAGCCTCTCATCGCCCCTGTACCAGGCTATCCCGAGGAAATCACATTGCCGCTTTTTGTCAAACTTTACATAAAACTCTATGATTCCGTCTTCAATGCGGACCGCTTCTTGTCGGATTTCTAACCTGGTCGTCACTGGGAACAGCATTGGCTCCAACCTAGCTAAAGCCGGTGACAGTGCAAAAACCGTCACAATGGCAATAATAAAGGCAAGCGACATCGCAGCCAGCCAGTTTATTGTTCTGTTGAAAACTATCATCCTTTGAAGGCTCCTATTAGGTTCCACATGGCAGCGCCCGCTGCTAATATGACGGGGAATTTTCCAAGCCAAAAAATGACTTTCCATGTTCGTTTAGCCCAGCCCCACCCAACGGCCACTTCGGCAACGTTGTCGTGCTGTTCGAGCGGCAATCGTACTATTGTTTCATCTGTTTTGTTTGACACGTTGTCGCCCTTTCGTGTTGGACTCTGGATTGACGCGCCCGTCCGGTTTGTTGCTTTATGGTCTTGTGGTGCTGGCTGGGCTTGAAGCCCTCTCAGTCCAGTTCGGTCTCACGGTCGCTGTGTCCTGTGGCAGCTTCGCCAGGATGATCCCCACTACGGCAAACCAGCAGGCTGCGCCGATAAGCAGGAACTTATCGTCTTTGAGTTTTTCTTTTATCCAAACCATGAGCTAAACAATCCTTTCAGTTTTTCATGGAAGAACGCCGCTACGATTAAGGCTGCCGGACCAAGTTTTGTCGACACGGCGAAAAACGTGCGCCAGAACCTCGTCCACTTCACTACGAAGTCCAAATGTTGATGGTTCTCGGAGGCTGCCCTGTAGGGCGTTTTCCCGTCATTTTCTTCAGTCATAAAAAGCCCTTTTCCTACTATATTTGGCAGTTACTAAAACTGCCCTTTTGACGCATAAGGAAATTGTGCGATTGAGGGCGTTGGAGACGGCGCCTTCTACTTTGGAGGAGGGCATAAAAAAGTTACATAAAAACGGGGTCCCGGATTTTTTGTTTTGATTTGAGTCATGGGATCAACCGAATGTGTGAGTAAATGCAACACGGAGTTCCGTTACTTTCTGCGCCACATCTCTCACTAAATTCGGGTAAAACTTTGCATACGCACTTGTCGAGTAACTGATCTCACTACGTCCTGGGGTATACCTTGCATCGGTCTCCGAGACGCTGATTGTTACGGACATGCCCGTTGCTGGATCTATTTGCCGAACGTGGTTCGTTATACCCAGGTCGGAATTATCAACTTCCACGTCTTCGATGAACCGTGGGTGTGTCACCGCAGAGACATTAGTATTTGTCGCACACATCCCAATGTGAAGCGTTTCGGCAACAACGTCCCCAATCACCTCGACGTGCATTCGCTTTTGGCTGTCGCCCAGGATAGTCTCCGAATTAACGTCGAGGTACTCCCCTCCAGGCCAGTCCAGCCGTGTTTTCTGACGAATAGAAAATGACTTTCCCACTCGCATTTCCCCGGGGGTCATCGCGAAGTTCGCGCGATCCATGTAAAACAAATCCTGAGTGGATGTTTCGCCGCCGTGGAATGAGCCTGCCCAGAGAGCATCGGCCTCGCTCTTGATCGCGTAGTCGGACGCGCCACGGGAATTAATGTAGTCTGGCGATTTCCGGTAAACGGCCAAACGGTCAAGCACCGTTTTTGCGTGCTCAAACTCCTCATTGAGGAGGAACAAGTTTGCCCCAACTACATAGAGATTAGCAGCCCCTGCCGGATGGGTTAGTTTCAGCACGTTCGTGCCTGGCGGGCAAGGGACTTCAACGATCATAACACTGGTGGCGAATGTAGAAACATTAACAGTTTTTGCAACCGCCCCATTAACCTCAATATCTAGTGCAGTGGGGGATGATCCCGTTGCATAGAGAGCTATGCGGGCCTTCGCACCATAGCCCGCGACAACATTAAATTCCACCGCATTGCCGGGGGTCTGCGACCGGCGGCAGGGGAGATCTAGATCACTTTCTATAGATATCGGATCAGGTCCTAGCAACTTCGACTCTGGGATTGAGTAGTCTATCCAAGTTCCTGTTTCTTGACGGGTATCCGTCAAGACAAAGCCGCTATCATCCTCGATCTGGCGAACCTTCCCTGTCCGCCAGAAATCCCAACTACCGTTCACTGAGTTTGTGGGCAGACTAGGCGCGGCAACATTGCCACGATTGAACTCGAACAATGTTCCACCTGAAGGTCCACGAGAGGCGACGTAAAACCTGTCAACGGACGTACAGTAAAGTGCTTTTGTCTTTCCTGCCAGTGAGGCAGAAGGTGCGCGATACACCTCACCATTCACGTACGTCAAGCTTATCGTCCAAGTGACCGAGGAGATGCCGTTTCCCGCCTCCACTGTGTAAGTGCCCGGCGCAGCATAGAATCTAAAAAATCCGTCGTTGCCCGTCGTTATTGGGTTCGCTATAGGTGTTTGGCCCTCACCATCGTCATAGAGGCTAGCTAGGGAGTTGTCTAAGGCGCTCCGAACCTCTACGGATGCAAAAGGAATTACATTACCCGAGTCATCAACCACCGTTCTGGTCAGCACTGCAAACGCCATTCTATTCTCCAATTCTCGTGTTGATGTTTCTAAAGTGACCTTGCGCTACCGTCTGTTTGTCTCCGGTCTCGGAGGCGATCATCTGGACTTCACAGAACAGGACGCCAGCAGGGAGAGCAGCGCTCTCCGTGTCTGAAATATCGAAGTAAAAGACCCCTCCCGCGCTGGTGCTGATTCCGTCACCAGTCAAAGTTTTCGTCAGCAGGATCGCGGAATTTACGTTTCTGCAAATAACGAACGTGATCTCCGAGAAGGCTGCGAGGTCGAGCGCAGTTCCGTCTTGGTCCTTGCTGTTGAACAAGAACCGTTTGTCGTTGCTTTGCCCTATGCTCAAGTCTATGTGCTTGATATCGTTGGTTGGTGTCATTTGCACTGTCTCCAGACTACGGTAACGGTCTGGCTTTCAACCCTGACGACATCTAAGTGCTGGCAAGGCTTGTTCGGATACCTTGGAACAACCAAGTTGTGACTGATAACGGTATTTCTCATTTCTTCGCCCCCGCTGTAACACGCTGTCGCTTCGCTTCGCGTGAACGGTACGCCTCCAGGGCCTCGTGAGCCTCGGTTGCTGACTTCTCGGCAGCGGCTTTGTCGACCACCAATTGGCGTAGGTGTTCCGCGCCTGAAACGTCTTTTTTCAAATCAGCGCGCAACTTCTTTACCTGGGCGGCCAGTTGGCGATTCTGTTCCTGAAGGTTGAGAATATCGCGCTTGTACCGTTCTACGCTTGCCATGACTACACCCCCACCGGGGCGATGAATTTATCGGTACAAAAGGACAGGAAGACAGGGCCTGCCTGTCCTCCATTCCGGCAAGAAGCAATGAAATAGAAGTGATCACCACTCCCCACCGTCAAATCGATGTAGTCATCGCCCGAATTGTCAAACGCAACGTAATGAGTTCCGGACGACGGCACATCCCAAGAAACGCCCCCTATTTGCTCCACTGAAGAACCTACTGGTTTTCTGTTGAGCGTCAGGAAAGTGTTGTTTCCTGAGCCAGTGCCGCCGTTGCCTATGCCCGCGAAGCGGACCCTGTAAGTTCCGGCCCTGTAAATGGTCACGCTGCCGCGTCCATAATCATTTTCCGAGCTGTAATCAGTGTACTCCCCCCCGTTATCCGTATGGGTCCATAAGGCTATATCCGTTTCTTCTCCACGACCATGACCGAAGCAGAGAACAACAACCTCGCCCGCCGATGGCGCGGGGCCGCCTCCTTCCGAGATCGCTACAGGGTTGTCCCGCAGCCTTGTCATGACTGGAGCTGTAACAGGGCTGTCCTTATCGATCTCTGTATCAGCGATTGCGGTATAGTTTGTCATCTATGAGATTACTCCTGCGGTTGCGCCACCAGTCAGCAGCCCGTCGGCGTCGCCGATGTAAGCATTTTTTATCGGTGCTGAATCGTAGCCGGTAAAATCCTCAGCTGCGGCATCCATGACAAAATGCAACTGCCCGTAGGGGCTTGTTTCTATTGCGACATAGCGAACCGTTTCGCCTGGGATGACTTCCTCAGCGCTGATGATTGTCCACTTCCTATTACGGCGAGCGCCGTATTCGTCTAGGTCCAGGTAGTGCGAGAGAAAGAAGTCGTCGCTAAGCCAGAACGTCCGGTCCTTTGCGTCCAACATAAAATGGAGCCATTGAGGCGTGTATTTAAACCCGTCCAGAATCCTATTGCCCGTATAGAAAACCGTCGCCTCGTCATCGAGCCAGCGGCTAAAGATCTTGCGTATGCTTGCCGTGCCGTAGAGCTCCGCCGTCTCGGTCTCTAGATCCGCTGTTACATACTGACTTTGGAAGTCGGTTGCCTTTGATAGTGCGAGATAAGTTGCAGGGTTGTAGTAGAACCAGCACTGACTCGTGCGATCACGCGGTCTGTCTTTAATTTGCAAGCTACCGCTGATTATATTCGCGGCGTCCGTAAGCGTCGCCGGTGTCTCGATGTAGCCGCGAACGGCTTTCATCTTCACGAGCGCGTCTCGTTCATCCCACCAAATATAGCAAAGCGTCTGCGCCTGGATCTCGCTAATAAGCTTATAAACGGACGTGGGTTCCGTGATTACAGTGTTGAGTCGGTAGGCATCCAGGTAGTCTTCTCGCTCATCTGACCAGTTTGCCGTATCCAACCAGGCAGCGTCTATACCGCAGTATGTAGTAAGCAGGTCGGAGATAACAGAATCAACTGTCGCTTCGCTGTAAACAATGCACTGCTGAACGCCGTCATTAGCGGAGTGCTCTTCCGCTTGTGTTCTATACTGACCACGGCTCAGCCCGCCGAACGTCACACCATCAGTCACCGTTGCGGTACTGGCGTAGCTAATGAGCTCGTCGTTGACCCTGACCACCCCACTCGACGAATAATCAGCCGCGAAGGCGTTCACCAAAAGGAAAGAAGTGGCTCCCGCAGTTATGTCAGCGTAAAGCTTGCCTAAGCTGGTTTTCGGGGCTTGCGCTTTTCTTTCCTCGACTTTCGAAAGAATATCCTTGCCAGCCATGGTCACACGACCGGAACTATCGACATTCGTAATCGTCTCCATGAAATAGGTGCGATTGGTCATCGCCGCCAACGACTGACCGGCGTACCCGTCATAGATCACGATCTGGATTTGGCTTCGGTATTTGTTGCGCGCCACCCACCTCGCCCAAAACGAACCGCGCTCGCTAGACATAGGGTCCCAAGTCCTGCCGGACAGATAGGGGTCAACAAGCCTGTCGGTGTGCTGGTGATCACTAAAGACAAGCGTGCAAAGCGCTCTGTTTCCTAGTCCTTGCAAGTCAGAATTGGAGCCGCCGAAGTTAATAACTGTCGGCGCGGTAGATACTGATACGAGCGACGGAAACAGGTAATCGACCCCGTCGATATCGATCTCGGCGACGCCGCCTTTGCCGAAGAACAGACTTAACGGAGTACCATCAAGCGCGAAGTTCTCCGCATCCTGGCAAGTCGACCTGGTGTTATAGCATTTGGTGTCACCCGTGCCGGTTGCGGTGCAAGGCGAAGTGCCAAAGACCCGCGAGCAAATGGGCTGTTTGATCTCAACAATCTGGATAGCTTCGCGCCCGACGGTTGTCTCGCTACTCATAGCCGCGCGCCTTTACATCCATAGAAACGGCCATTCTGTCGGCGATCCCCATGTTCGACGGAACTGGAACGTCATCTACTTGGCAAAACCCGACGCCCGCGTCCGTGTAAGTGCTCGGACGCCAAGCAACCCAGAAGGGCTCGTCCTCTATGGCGATTTGGACCGTAGGCCAGTTAGCGTGCACCCACGACGCTTGAAGATGATCCCATTGGTAAGCCGTTTCTAAGAACGTGCGCTGCTTAGTCCGCCCCAGGCTCTCGCCGGTTTCCGAATAGTTTGCCCGCAACTTAGTGCGTCTTGATAGGTCAACAGGAGAGTGGCCCCCAAAAATGGGCTGCTGCATTTGCAATGCCGTGCCAAACTTAATCACCCCTATTTTAGGGATGCTCGTCGCACTAGTAATATTCACTCGCCAGCGCCAAGCTGACGTTGGAGTGAAGATAGTGAATATCGGGCTGTCGTCAATTAGCGCTTCGCTGTCTGTTAGATCCTGCCAACTTCCTGAATAATATTGTATCTTGATCGTCGCGCCACTAGACCCCAGCGTGTGCGCCGCGATACAACAGTAGTCACAAGACACCTCTGATCCATGGTCGTATTCCCAGGTTGAGGCGGTAGCGGTGGGCTTCCAGAACTCGTAGGTGAGCGTATTCAATGGCGCTTCATCAAAGAACGCGCTATCCGTTGTTGACGCCGCCACGGTTCCGCCAGTGTGCCAATTCAGGCTGTGAGCGATTCTAGCATGGTCAAGAGACTTTGCTCCCCCTGGAACCGTGTAGCTTGATTTATACAAGACGGACAACGGCACCCCCCTCTACGGCTTCGTTGATCTGGTTGATCAAGCCGCGTATTTGTTCCTGCCCGAAGTTCTGGCCTTCAAGACGGATGGCCACGTTTCTAGAGACATTACCGCCGCTAGAGCTACTTTGCCCGCCGCCAGCAGCGGAAGTACCGCCCCCCGCAGAGGATGCCGACTTAGAGCCTGATTTAATGTTACGTACCGCATTGAGACCAGCAGCCAACGCCGAACTCGCCGCAGCGATGCGCCCTAGCGGGTTCCCGACAAAAGACGGGTCCTTGAGAACTTCAGTGAAAGCCAACCAAGAGTTAGTCACTCCAATAGCAGCCCCGATCTTCTTCGACCCCTGGAATACCTGGCCCAGAGCCTTAAGCGTCCCCTTAACGCCAGCATTGCGGGATTGCATCATCTTGAATTGGTGCGTATCTTCTACGCGCTGCAAAAGGGCGGCATGTTCTTCGTGAGCCCCTGTTCTTGATTTAAGGAAGTTCGTGAGCGCCTCTTTCTGACGTTCGTAAGAGGCAAGCTGCAGCTCTTCAGTTGTGAATAGCGCGTTCTTGATCGCCTCGATTTCGCGATCAACAGCTGAGATCTTTGATCCTCTAGAGCCTGACTGCGTTTTGCTTTCGCCCTCTTCGGTGGCACCGGAACTAGTGCCCAACAGGCCCGGGGAGCCGATGCTACTGGCCGCGCTTAACGGGGCCGTGCTGCTCTCGCTGTCAACCAACAAAGCATCACTGATTGTATCCTTGAGTTCCCGCCAAGCTGTGTCCGCTATGTTCGCAGCATGAGTCCATTTCTTACCAGATAGAGCCGCCATGGCCTCGGACCGCTTTCCAAGATTGTCTACCTCTTGGGCCAAAGCGTGGTATTTAGAGCCCGCCATGATGGCAGCAACGCCGAGGTTTTGGACGGCCTTAGTTTCTGCTATTAGCGGGTTAGCACGGCTAGCCTCAGCCAAACTGTGCAAGAAGTCTGCCCAACGTTTTTGCATACCCATTACGAGCGATGCAAAAAACTTTTGCACATCAACAAACACACCTTTCATTGAGAAGAACAGACTTTCTCCGGCCACCGACATTGCCAACCAAGACCGTTTCCAAAAAAGCTGAAGCGCCTTAACCGCCTCACCGATACCGCCGAGCCCCTTTACGACTTTCATCGCCCAGAACACCGCCTCACCGAGCGCGACAACGAAGATGCCAATGCCGGATCTAACCAAGAGCTTCTTGAAATTACTCGTCACAAAGGATGCTGCGATAACGGCGGCACGGTAAGCGACCATGGCCCCTACCAGGGAAAACACGGTAGCAGTGTAGGCCGGTACCCTAGCGAACAACTGGGAAAGAGTGTTTGTTAGAGCGCTCCCTCTCTTAAACAGATCACCCACAATGCGAGAAAAGTTCTCTAGAGCCGGTGCGATCTGCGAAGCCACTCGATTACCAAGGCCCTTAGTAATGAGAGAGAGCCTCGATATGGCGTCGTTGGCCTGCTGAATGCGCGCAGCATCCACCTCACTGACCGCAACACCGAAATCATCGATCTCCTGGGTAGCCTGCCGGATAGTGGCGGGATCAATACGCGCCATCGCAATAGAGCCTTCTTCGCCGAACAGCTGGCCTGCAACAGCAGCCCTTTCAGCAGCCGGGATAAACTTCTCTATTGCTGCGTTAATGGCACTGACGCGCTCATCAAGGGGCAATTGGTACAGCTCTCCGGCTGTGAGCTTTAGCCGGTTTAACGCGTCAGCCGCAGGGCCAGTGCCACCAGCCGCTTGGCTTAGGCGACGGGTTAAATCCTTAGTGGCCTGCTCCACGCCAGACATAGCGACCCCTGCGAGGTCGCCTGCGCGTTCCATGATTTGTATTGATTTTGTGGTGGTACCTAAACTTTTAGCAAGCTTAGCTTGGGCGTCTATCGTTCGAAGGGACGCGACTCCTAGCGCAAACGTCGCCGCTTTGACCGCGACCAGGGCGGCTGTTGCTTTAATAGCAAAGCTTTTAACCAACGCCCCAGAGTCCCCCAGACCTTTTTTAAGTGGGTCTGTGTCTGCGCCGACGACGATTTTAAGCTTAGGTATTGCCATTGTCTTCTTTCGCCCATTTCAGCAATCGGTCTGCGTCTTTCCGGCTGAGGCCTTTCCGTCCCCCTTCTTGGGGCTTGCCTTCTTCTTCTAGTAGCCACCAAAAATGCCGGGGTTTCATGCTCCAGAATTCCGAGGGAGCGATCTTGAGTTGTCGAATAGCAAGGAGGAAGCACCGCTTAACTAGCCGGTTATCTTTTTTTTTCGTCGTCCTCGTTGTCTCCGTCGCCGGTTGGTTCTGGCGCTCCATCCATGAGCATATCGATTAGACCGCCAGCGAGGTTCGCCAACATGTCCGCTTTACCTGCTGGGCCTTCGCCTTTGATGCTTGCCATGATCTCGGAGTGGACTTCTTTAGGGTCGGCGTAGCCACCGGCGAAGTTAACCACTGCCGCGTAACAACGGGACAGTTTGATAAACTTAGGCTTTTCACCCATGTCGCCGAGTTCCGCGAGGGTGATAATGTCCTCGATTTCTTCGGCGAGCGCGAAGGCCTGGTCTTCTTTGACCGTGTAGGTCTTCCCCGCCCAATCAACTGATATCTGTTTCATCGGTTAAGCCGCTGCTGTGTAGGTCCAGGAGCCACTGGATTGCAGGGATGCGCTAAAGGTAACTGCATCTTCGTGCGAGCCAGTCTCGTCATAGCTGGCGAGGTAGAAGTCCCCGCTAATAGTGCCCGTGTCTGCAAACTCAAGGGTGATGTCTGTTAACAGCAGCGTAGCCGTTTCTAGGATAGCGGCATCGCGCAATACCTTGTCAATCCAGACACCAGACGTTGAAACGTCGAGGGCTTTAGTCCCTGCAAAAGACGCAAGTGTTCTAAAGCCACTGTCGCTCTTCGAAGTGATGTCAACGGGCGAACCGTCCAATGAGATGCCATCTTCACGGCAACCAGCAATGACGGTGCCTGCCTTTTTGACCTTGAAGTCTCGGCCTGTATCAGCTGCCATTTCGTTAACTCCTTACTGAATTGGTTTGTTTAATATCATAATTGGTCATAAATTACACGAACTAAAGTTATTCCATGTTTAGATTTACCGTCTGGGTCTTTTGAATAAGATTGACTTTCCACTACGGTATTAACGTGTTCTGCCGTCGCAAAGGTTAAGTCCTGTTTATGGAGCGCCCTGTAGATCGCCTTACCTATCTGCTTCGCCTCGATCAGGTTGTTCGTCCGAGACCAAGTATCGATCTGGCAAATAGCGCTTGCGCCGTTGTTCGTCTTCGTGTCCCAGTTGGAGATGCTGTCATCTCCGAACGTGATGTAAGGAAAGACCGATTCTTCTTCAGGAAAATCAGGCTGCTCGACATCAACGTAAACGCCCGTGATCAATGCCATCAACGGAGTGTCCCCCGTTAGCTTGCTGTAGATTGCGTCTTGCAGTTCATCGGCTAGCATCGTTCGCCTTCTTTATCAGGAAGTCTTCGACCATCTGTTTGTAGACAGGCTCCGCCTTGTCCCTAACTGGTCGCCACAAAGGCCTTGGCAGAATCTCGCGTGTTCCCCACTCTAACCAAGCGCCGTATTTCTCAGCGAACCCGTAAGGTGCAACTTCACGGACGCCGGGGTCTGTCTTCTCTACTGCTATAAACTTGGCGAGATCGCCAGTGTCTGAGTTGGGGGCGAAGCCCGGAGCGCTTGCCACATGCGGCTTAGCCCGCCTCTTGCCCTCTACCAAATGTCCGTTGGGTAACTGGCCTAGTATTTCGTGGGTATAGACGTTCCCTGCGCTCGCGTGCGCGTGGTATCCCTTCTGAATTTCAGACTTGACAACAAGACCCGTCGCGTCTGCAACGCCGTCTAGCCCATCAGCGATATCGTCAGCGAATTTCGATAGGAAAGCCTGGAGCTCTTTTTCACCAATGACGACATTCTTGCTCACGTTGCCACCCCGAGATCGAGATCAATCTCCAGCCACTGGTCCATAAATTCTAGGTTGTTGATAAACTGGATGTTGTGCCGCCTGTTTCGGATGGTAACGGCGTCGGACTCTTTGAGGCCACTGAAGTAGCGAACTGTCAACTTGTACTTGCTGGTGGCTTCTGTTCGCGAATTCGCCCAACGTTCGCCGCCAGAAGTCGCCTTGACATGACCAACCGTTGGCGCACTGGCCACAGCCGCAAACGCTGTCGTGTATCCACCTTTGCTATCGGATGTCTTGACAGGCCTTTGGAAGGTAACCGGCTCTGTCAACATCCCTGAGTGAAGCTTGTCACACTTGCAGGCCACGGCTACAACCTCTTAACCGCGTAAGCGTCTACGAGAGACGCGGTGCCGCTGTCTTGGTAGAGCTGTGTCACAGTGCAGCCGTCGCCCCGGTTTCGGTATAGAGCCGCAGCGAATTGCTTGACTGCCCTTTTTAAGGTGGCGGGGACATTACTAGCAGCGGTGCCATAACCTGCTACGTAAGTAATCTTGATCGCATTAGCGGTCCTGGTTGCCGCAGGCCACGTCTTGCCAGACTTAAGCACGATGCGCCCAGGCTTTCGAGAAGTGTCCGTGATGAAGTAATCAGAGATAGTAATGGCGGTCTCCGCGCCCGTCTCCGAGAATGTAGATATGCCAGTAACTGACGAGAGAGGATAGCGAGGCAGCGTCATATGATTGATTGCGCTGTTAGTGTAAAGATCACTGACGGCCATCTCCCTGACGCCTGACCACCACTCGGTGGAGCCTGACCTTGGCCAACTATCGAGATCCATAGCCCACGTTTGATTGATCAGCGCTAGCCCTGTCATCTGCTCGATGTATTGGCGCGCTTCGGTGATCAAGTCGTCAGCCTGGGCGTCAGGCAATGCTGTCGAATTGGTGATCAGGTGTGTCTGTAATTCAACCGCCGTTACCGGCTCTACCGCTGGCTCTATGGTCAGTGTGTGGCCGTGCCTTAGTGTGGCTGGGCTAAGGTCGCGCAATGTCACTTGCCGCGTCCCCTATGTTTCTTTTCTGGTACGGCGATGACCTTAGTCTCTCGCTCGCTTGCCCAAGAAACGAACTCCGCCGCCCGGTCGTCAACGGCAAGCTGTGCAGTAAGCCCCTCCACCACTTCGCCCTCTGCAAACGTGACGACGGTATGTCCTTCTGGTGCGCACTTGTAGCCACCAACTTTTGTGATTCTTGCTTTCAATGGGCTACTCCAAGGAGAAGAGGCGAGCCTAAACCCGCCTCGGCCTATTAAGTTCTAGCGACGGAAGTGCCGACGAAAGTCGTCTTAGCCACCGATGGGCGTCCGAGGACGGCAAACACAGAGATATCTGCGTTTGAGCCCGTAGTGCCGGTCACCGTGATGCCGACGTAGCGCTTGTTACCGTTGTACCCCAAAGCACCGACGTTGGTGTTGTCGGCGGAATCACTGGTTACGGTGAGCGTGTTGACTGCGGCTGTAGTCTCGGCAGCCACGACTGTTGCGGCACTGGCGGCGGCTGTGTCAGCCGAGTCTTGCAGCGTGACAGTAAAGCCCGCCGCTGTTCCGGCATCGGTCACCGTATTCGCCACCACCATAACAGCGCAGGCATTGAAGCCCCGCAGGTCGACATAAGAAGAAGTCGCAGGTGTGACGCCGCTGACAGAGACATTGCCCAAGTGGACAACTTGTTGATTGCTAATATTATCACGCATGATTTTTAAACCCCTTGATTGCGTTGGACGTTGGCCAGGTATCAGCCGACAGGAAAGACCAGGAGAGATAGCCCCTCCTGGTTAGTTAATGCTTAAGCCGCGAACTTGATGAACTTGAGCGCCTCGCCGTTAATCAAGCCGCCACCTGTGCGCTTCGTCGTGTAGAACTCGACGTAAGGCTTGACGGTGAACAGATCGCGGATAACCCGTAGGCCTTGGCGATCAACGATCTGGTAGGCCGCCCCGAGGTCACCAACCGCGATAGAGAGCGAGCCCGCTGCAATGTCCGCCATGTCCTCAAACGCTGCGGCGATAGCGTGACCAAGAAGTGAAGAGGGTTGACCCGCCTCAATGCCTGGTTGCCACAAGTAGCGACCATCGCTGTCTTTCAGCTTACGCGTCGCCGCCATCGTCGACCGGTTCATAAACCAGTTAGCGGACTGCCTATACTCACCCTTAAGCGCGTAGAGGGCGTCCATAAACACGTCACCACCATCCGGTGCCGCTTTAAACGCACCACTCGCGCCGGTTTTGTACTGCTTGACTTCACCGCGCACGGAATCGCCATCCGCGTATGTCATGAAGCCCCGAGGCTGTCCGGTGCCGGTGCCTACTGTGTAAGCCGTGTTTTCTTTTCGGAGCATCTTGCTTGACACCTTCTCGCCAAGCCACTGCTCTGCATTGAACGAAGCGTCATCCAAAAGACGCTGTGTCGCGCGCGGAGCCGCGTAGATCTCGTGAACAGGAATACGCCACTCGCCTAGTCCGGGGGTCGTGGTCTCACTGCGTGATCCCGCTTCGGAGACCCAACCAGCATCCGCCTCTTGGTCGTCATAGAGACCTGACAGCTCGTCAGTACCGATGACCTGCACGGATGCGTAAGCTCTAATGGGGGATGTTTCGAAAATCTTCTTAACGATCCGTCCGCTCGTGTCGGGATCGACCACGTAGCCGCCTGCGGAATCGGAGCCAACAGACAGGGCCTTGTACTCGTCCACACTCAGCGCTCGGTCACCTTTGCGAAGATAAACGCCAAGACCGGACTTGTATTGGTCCAGTTTCTCAGCGTTCATGTCGTCTTTGGCGCCAAAAGATTTGCCCCAATCATGGGCTTTCTGGTCCAGGTCAATCGCGTTGCCTGCACCATCTGTTACCGTCCGGGCGGCGCGTTTTTGAGCAAGAATAAGCTCGTCATTCTTGGCTTCGTTAGCCTGGATACTTGCCTCAACCTTTTCAAGACGCTCTGTTACGAGGGGATCAACGGAGCCCTTTTTCTGATATTCGTCCAGGCTCTCAGTGTGGGTTTTCTTAAACTCTTCAAACGCGGTGTTGATTTCCTCGTTTGCTCTCTTTGCTTCCAGCAACAGCTGGCTCATATCATCAGGCATGGCTAATGTTTTCCTTGAGGCCTTGTAGGCTCTCCAAATAAGATTTGATTGATTCCGCTGCTTGGCCTTCTGCTTCACCATCCCGGCGCGCGTTCAAACCGTCGAAGCCACGGGCAGCGATTCCCTTGGCTTCCGCTTGAGAGAAACCAGCATCCCGCAAGGTTTTCTCAAGATCTCGTATTGTTGTGATTGATTTAACGGCGGTTACGTTCGCACTGTCCAGCATTGGGAAAGTGACGACACTGATCTCGAACAGCTTGACCGCTAGCAAACGGCGGACAGCCCCGCCATTCTCGCGGGCGATTTCTTTGGCTTGGTAGCCTATCGACATCGAATCGAGAGCGCCAGCCCGCATCAGCTCTAGTGCTTCGCGGCCCTTCTGGACCCCGGCTAGCAGTCGGCCTTTGACTCTCAAGCCCTTGTCATCTTCCTGTATGCTCTCCCAAATACCGATAGGCTGTCCTTGGTCGTGCTGCCAAAGCATCTTAACTTTATGGCCAGACTGTAGGGATTCAGTGAATGCGCCCTTGGCGACGATATCCATACCGTTGTCGAGTTCATCGAAGACACTGGCGTAACCCTCAAAGGTTCCTTCGTCACCATCGTCTAGTTTGTACTCGATAGGAGTGTTTAGATGCTGCATTAGAAAACAACCCAATTTGGTGTTTTATGAGCCGATAAAACCATTACGGCCACTTAATGCCAATTCTTGTATCACAAAATTTACAAATAAAAAACCAATTAGGTTATTTATTTACCAATTATGAAATAACTACATGTCCGAGTGCGCACCGGCAGTTGATTACATTAGCAGCGCTGCCGTTAGGGTCGCCTGGGAAACGGAGCTTTTCGCCGTTCACGATAAACCCCTCGTCCATACCTACGACTTTCCCGTTGGCGCTCGAGTGGGCCGATCTCGTGCGCCCATCATTGACGCTGATCCATTCCTTCTTGAGCCTGAGCCCTGTCTCTACCGCTGCGTCATTGGCACCGGCATTGGCGGCTGCGTGCGTCTCTGTTCGGGCGATCACCTTAGCGCGGGCTCGAGAGATGCTCGGACCTGCCTTGCGTATCTTCGCTATGGCTTCGGCTTTAGTTAAGCCCCCTTGGACCCCGATACGTAGCGCCTTGACGATCTGTTTCCGCGTGGCCTCGGCAATCGAAGTGATCCGTTTCTTGATCGATTCTTGATTCACGTAGGCGATTGCGCGGTCGCGAAAAAACGTAGTGATGTTGAACTTGACCTCTAAGATTAGCCCCGCGCTTTTCCCCTGGTCGAGTATTCTCCCGCCGAAAGCCGCCATGGCCGTTTCAGCTAGCTGACGCTCTATCGATACCAGACTGTCATAGTGCCGCTTACCCCCCGGCTTTTTACCGGCTTCAAGCTGCGTGAGCGTGTGTGCGATTTCAGCGCCGATCTCTTTCGCGAAACGGCTGGCGTACTGCCGCTCCAGGACGAGCAGCAGTCGCGTTTGTCGCCTTAGTTCGCGTTGGGGGTTCTGGTCAAGTAATCGTCTCATAGCCCGCCACTAGTCTTAGTGCCTTCCCGTCTATATCGGCGGATGTACTTTCGAAGCCGTCGGCGGGATGGATCATGCTCTCCACTTGGGGGCGCGTAAGCGTTGGAATGGCGACAAGCAGCATCTCTACCGCCGAATCTGCGGGAAGCAAACCGTCCGACACGGCCTGTATCACCGCCTGTAGACTGGCCATTTGTGCACTGTTCAAAGCCTGCCGCTGCACGTCAACACCGGTTGACGCGGCCACCCCTAGCGCGCCGGTCGACGGCGCGCCTTCACCCGCCTGACCGCCCGGTTCGAGGGCGAGAGACGCGCTCGCATCTTCTAGCCCTATGAGCCCCGAGCCGACAAGCAGGACGTCACCGCCTTTGATCTCTGGGTAGCCCTTGATCTTTCGCTTTTCGTTCACTGTCAGGTCCGTCGAGGCGTCGATCATCTGCCAAAGAGATTGGCGCTTTTCAACGATGGCGGGTACTTTCTCCAGGGCGGGCCGGACTTCAACACCGTCACGTCGACCTAGCCACGCGGTCAAATCCGCAGCGATGAGGTCCACGAGTGGAATGACAGTGTCCTCCCAAAAGGATATCCTTGCTTCTGAGTAGTTGGCATAGGTGTTGTCGCCTGGGATGCCTATGAGCTGGGGCGGCACGCCAAAGGCGAGTGCTATGTCTCTTGACGCACTAAACTTGGTCTCCAGGATACCCATATCTGAAGGGGACAATCCGAGCTGGACCCAATCAACGCCTTGCAGGAGCATGGGGCGTCCGCCGTTCCGGCTGCCCGTGTAGCTTTCCGTAATCTCATTCTTTAAGTTCGTAAAATCTTCGTCACTGAGCGGGTTGTCTGCCGGAACCTTAACCGCCCCAGAAGGCCGCGAACCGTTCTGCAACAAGGCCTGTATCCATTTCATAGCCTCATTACTCTGGTCAACGGCGAACGCTCCTGCCTCGACTGGGCTCTGCCCGTACCAATCGTTGGTCGGGTTGAACGCTTTCATATGCCAGATAGAATCATCTTGTGCGGCGAAGGTTGTCTTGGCACCACTTTCGCTCGCATGGACGAACGCGGACGGGTCGCCCTGTGTTGACGGGACGATTGACATCCGGTCTGGGCGAAGCTGATAGAGTTCTTTGGTCTCTCCGCTTACCTCTAGTCTCTCCGTATACGAGTTACCTGAAAGCATGTAGTAGCTTACTAGCGCCCTGAAATACTCCTTGCCTGACTGGTGCGGGTTTGGTCTCTTCAAGAGCTGCACGATTGAGTGGCTCTCCTGCTCCGTGTCTCCCTTGTAGACGGCCCAATCAACGCCCGCCACGGCGTCGGCCACCCGGTTCACCGCTTGGTAAGCAACGACGTTCATCTGGTAGGCTTCCCTGGCGAAGGCCTTGTAATCCCTACCTGACCAAGTAGCTTGTCCTGGAGAGACAACAAGTGTATGCCCGACACTGCTTGATTTCTTCTCTCGGAAGAAGCGACCTAAAAAGCTCATAATGTTCTGACCCTTGGAGCTGCCTTGTTTCTGATTAACGGCGCAAGCGCGTACCGGATCGCGTCGATGTAGTGGTTATTAGCGTCGACTATTATCGGCAGAACGTCACCGCTGTTCTTATCAACCTTATAGCTATATACTCTAAATTCACGTGCGGTACTAGAGCACCGCGAATGAATGACGACTTTTTCAAAAGACCGGATGAAAGAAACCCCGTCCTCAATTGACCCTGGCCATTTCTTCACGCCCGTGATCCGCTCCAAACCGTGGCGCTTTAGATAGCTAATAGACTCTGGCCTGGCGCTGTCCGCCCTGGTAACGTAGAGATCAAAATCCGGCACCCCCTCGTTAAAGAAGGCAGCCGTTCTATCAAGCTCCAACGACTTTGACCCGGCGTCGTACTCCACGTACAAAACGTTATCTTTTATCCAAAGGCGAACAGCTGTCGACGGATCTTGGGAGAAGCCAAAGTCCATGCCCTGGTACGGTCCATTCCAATGATCTTGAGGCTCGAAGTCCTCGATAACGAACTTATCCTTGAACACCTGAGCATCTGTGATCGTGAGGAAGCCGCCACCCCAAACATGATCGTAAGTCTCGGGGCGAAGGCGCTGATCGTCAAGACGTTCCAGATTCAAAACATCGGGAAACCACGGGTTGTCTTCCCAGTTTATCGTTGTGATCACGCTATTGGCGGGCGGGTCCTTAATGAAGCGATTATGGGTAGCGCTGTCTGGGCTCTCAGGGTTATAGGAGACCCAATTTTCAGACCCTTCCTCCCTTATAGTCGGGATTAATTTGCGCCAAGCCGCCTCACTCACACTCTCCGCTTCATCGGTCCAGTTGCCCAATATCCGCGCTTTCGATTTTATGCTGTCGAGGTTCATTCTCAGACCGGCAAACACAAAAGATATCTTGCGGTTCTTGGTTCTGATGTAGTTCTCGCCGATCTCAAAGTAGTTACTTAGCCAATCAACAGATCGGATGGCGGACTTGACCTCCCCCATAGAGCTATCCGCTAAGCTATTGAGGTGCTCACGTGAACACAACCATATGCCCTCTCTGCCCGCTTCGGAAAATTGATACACCTTGACCGCCGACATAAGCGCAAGAGATCTCGTTTTGGAACTCCCCCTGCTACCCTTAAATACCCTATGCCTCGCAGGCTTGGCGAAATTGGCAACGATCTTAGGGGGCAGTTCAATCTGAGCTGTCGTCATCCGCTACCTTGGCCACAAGGACAACCTGTGTTGGGTTGGGGGTCAAGGAGCCGTCGGGATTAGTGTGTTCAAGCTTAGTCGGGAACATGCCGAGGTGCTTACCAATGTGGAGGAGCGCGGTCTGTTTGTCGTACATCTTGATCTTAATGCCGTTCTGAGTGAGGGAGATCTCGGATACCGCCGCTGCTGTATCGTCGTCAATTTCCTCGGACGGTATCAATTCAACTGGGTACAGACCTAAGCCGTTGGGGTCCGCGTTCTTGGACTTTTCATCAATCGGGCTGCGTCCCCACCGAGCGGTTTTGCGGATGTCTGAGAACCCGATTTTCTCCAATTCAGCCAGAACTTGATCCTGTGTTACCTTGGTTCTTTCGGACCTTTCAGCCTTGGCTTTGTTGAGCGCTTTTTGGATATTGAGTTTTGTTAAGTTTTGCGAGGCTATGTCTTTGGCCGTCTTCGCGCTGTAGCCTGCCGTTAGAGCAGCACGTGTCCCGTTGAAGTCGATCAGGTACTCGTCAACGAAAGCTTGCTGCTTAGCAGTGAGAGGTCGGTCCTCGGGGGGTAGATGTTTTCCTGCTTGTCCCATTTGGTAACATTAACATAAATATTCTATTTTTTAAACCTTATTGGTAATATTCTATCAGAATGCTCTCTACATTTCAGGGTCGCGTCTACCGTTGGATTGGACAATGATCACTTCCCTGCGAGCGCCAAGGCTCAAAACGGCCCCAACAGCAAGCAAAACAGCCCCCACGATTAAGCCTACAAAAGTGGCGACGCCCGTGGCGATTATGGCAAAAAAGCCTACACCAACCACCTCAGCTGCCCCAGCACCCTCTACTTCGTTAAGCACGTCAGCCGCTAATATCCCTGACATGAAGAAGGTCGATACTGGCAACAAGAACACGGCGGCCCCTAGAAGCAAGAACCCATACCCAAAAGCCCCTCTAACAGTTGACGCTAAAAGACAAATTAACGCCCCCAGTAACACGGGCAGGAACCACGCTACTAAGACAAAATTTGGACCATACGAAGGAAACGCTGTGATGGCAGGCAGTAACGCGGTAGCGGCCGCCGCTCCGAAAATCCCCCCAACTATCATTTGAAACAACGATCTAACGAGTAACATGCCCTTCCCCTCTATTGCACTTTACACTCTACATAAATTTTGTTTAGCATCTTGTAAAGGCAGCTCTTTCTTTCGCCTCCACGTCAGGCGTTACCCTATACCCTTCTTTGCCAGCACCGCCAAAAGCTCCGCTGTAGACAATAGTGGTCATTCCAACTCCGCCTTCTCGATAGTTGTTTCGGCGTCAATGCGATCAGGGTGAATAACGACATAGATGTTATCTACGGCATAGAAGCTCGGCCCCTCTTCCACCCGGTCGTGGAGATCTTTTGGATTTCGTTCTGTCATCTTTTCAACCTTTCTAGGTTTGTTGATCGGTGCGCCAGGTATCTGCCAACCCATCACTTCAATCCTTCCATCGTGGTCACACTTTAGCCCCTTCTCTCTCACATAGCGGCGGACCACCAAACATTCTCATTTCAGCCTGTGCTATCTCTTCAGTGATAACTATCTTCCCCGAATCGCTTGGCAGATAGTTTCCTAATGTCTTAGGCCTATGTCCGATTGTGTGCTTTTTAACCATCTTGTTGAATTTCGACTTAGACAGCCACCAACCTCGATCCCTTAGCCCATCCTCTTGTTCGGTTCTGGATAGGCCGGCACCTTCTTTCTTGAGCCATGCTATGGCTTCGGGACAAAAGAACTTATCACCTGTGTTTTTAAGCCAGCCTTGTTTGATCCTGTACGCCTTCACTGAATGGAGCGCTCTTCCACCTTCTACATTAGCAAGCATCTCAACCAGCTGCTCGTCTGACTTTTCTTTGTGGTGCGCCTTTACTAACTCAGCTTCTTTTTGTGTCCACCGCGTACTCATCCCTTATCTCCCGCCCACGTCTCTCCTATCTTGATATCCAGCCCTAGCCGTTTGATGTGGTAGGCTGCTTTTGCTGGGTGAATTTCTAGCCCTGTGGCTATTTCGATGTGGTCTAGGCCAACACCGTCCCATAGCCTCAATTCGTCAGCTATGGCGTCGTCAGGGATGAGGGGGCGGAGCTGGTGAACGTTGCTCATGCTGGGTTCTTCTCACCAAGCTCTTTGCCCGTCATTTTGCTAGCGAGTCCGTCAATCATCTCCTGGCAAGCCACAAGGGTTTCCTCTGACACAGGCTCCGCTTTCTCCTTCGACTTGCGAGCCTGGATAGGGTTGGACAAGGTAAAATCAAAACTATCCCTCTTGGAATTGAGCTTAGTCATTTTCTCATAAACTTCACTCGGGGCTGGCCTGAATGGAGTTGTGAGCCTGATTTGCCTCAACCCGCTTCTCACCACATCAGCGGGGAAGTCCTTCAAGTCGTTAACAAGGCCCGCAATATAAAGTTTCGTGTCGTTGTGGTCTTCTGCTCTGGCCTTCATCCCTGAGATCGCA